GTCCCGCCCTTCGTCTCTCTTATTTCATCCTTGAAATTCAGTGTGTCGGAGTCGCTCACAAGCCGGGCCGCCGTGTCGAAAGTCAAGGTTGACGTGGGGTTTGTCGAAGTGGGATATTTGAAAGAATGGTCGCTCATGCCCGTTTCCTTATTTTGATCCGCCCGTCGCGTTCGCACCGCTGGAATTGCCGCGAGAACGCGGCGTCGTCAAGCCCTACCATTTTCGCCCGCTCCCCGGCAGTGTCGTAAAAATTGAGTTGCCATTGAGAATTGTCTACCATGCCCGCGCCGTTCGGAATTACCTTCCCGGAGGAACGGGGGACAAATACTTCCGGGCCGGAGGAACGGGGGACAAATACTTCCGGGCCGGAGGAACGGGGGACAAAAACCCAGCCCGCGCCGTTCGGAATTACCTTGCCACGTTCCCCTACTTCCGGGCCACGTTCCCCAACCCAATAAGGCGTTCCTGCATCTACCGGCCCCCCCGCCGCGCGTCCCAGCAAGGCCCCGATGAACGCGCCCCCGAACCCGCCAGCGCCGCCGGAAAGGAAGTTGAGCGCCCCTATCACGGCAGCCCGCGCAATCATCCCCTGCACCATCTTTGCGAACGCCTGCCCTATTTTCCCGAACGCCCATTCGGATTGTTCAAACATCGAATACAGAGCATCACCCCACGTCGTGGCGAATTGCAGACTTTCCGCTGCCGCTGCCGCGGACTGGTCTTTCGCAATCGCCGTCATCCGCATCCAATGATCTTGTGCCGCGAGTTCGAGGAGATCGGCTTTCCCGGTGTATGCGGCGATTTCATCCTGATACCGGGCGGTTTCCGAGAGACGTTCCTGTTCAAAACGGTCGTTCACCATTGATATTGATGTGTCCCGCACCCGGCGCGAAAGGGAGAGAACGGTATCGGCGTGTTCCTTTTGAATCTTGTCCATTTCCGCGACTGCCTCCCGCGCACTTTCCGTCATGTCTTCCGGGGTTTCCGCTGCAAGTTGCGCCCGAACGGATTTACGAAATTCTTCCGCCCAGAATTCTTTCGCGTCGAACTTCGCTTTTTCACCGCCACCGCCACCACCACCTCCCGCTCCGCCAGCAACCTTCACCGTCAACAGGTTCGCATCAAGAGCGGCCTGCGGATTTACGCCCGGCGGGAAATATGGCTCCTCCCCACTTCCCGCACGATTAAACAGCCGCCCCGTTATTGGAGTTGGGGATTGAACCGCCGCCTTCGCCGCATAGAGCGTTGCCGCAATTGCGGATATAGCAAGCAGTGGTTTCGCGGCGGCAATCAAAGCCGCAAGCCCGGCGGACGTTGCCATTCCCGCGAGCGCCGCCGTGAGGAATATCACCGCGTTCCCGACAGCGTAAAGTTTTGTGGCTATGAGCGTCATCATGGCAATTTCAAAAACAGTCTTGATAGTGTCCCGGTGTTTCCAGACGGTTTCGAGCGCACCGCCAATCATCTTGAGCCAATCCCCGACCTTTTGCCCTATCATTTCCCGGTTCCGGGCAATGAGTTCCGTTGTGGAATTAACCCATGCCGTGAGTTGGGGGATCACGCTCATGGCGATAACACGCTTCGCCCCCTCGTATGCGGCTGTCAGCGTTGCCAGCGAGTCACCGAGCGCGTCGGCGGCGTTCGCGTCGTCCGTGCTCATCACTATCCCAAGCCGCTTTGCTTCAGCGAAATATTCCCGCATCCCCGCGCTGCCAAGTTTAAGAATGGGAATCATTTTCGCCCCGGTGCGCGCGCCGAACATCTCCATAGCGAAGGCGGCCTGCTGTGTTTCGTTTTTCATCCCCGCGATTTTGTCGGCGGCGTCCATCATCACATCCGTTGCGGGCCGGAGATTCCCCCGCACGTCCGTCACCGATATGCCGAGCGCATCGAATGTTTTTTTCCCCTCCCCAGTTCCGCGCGACACGTCCAGCATGGCGGCGGTCAAAAACTTGACGGACTTTTCAACGTCCCCCATTTCCGCGCCAACCTGCCCGGCAATATACCCCAGCCCGGAAAGCGTTTCGACGGCAAGGCCCGTCCGGGAACTCATGTCCACAAACGTACTCCCGGCCTTGACGACTTTCAATCGCCCGTTTTACCCCATAGAACGAGGCGGCGGCGGCGATAATGCTCCGCATATCCGGCATACCGATTTTGAGGGAATTGAAAACCTTTTGCATCTCTCGGACTTGTCCGCGCGCGTACCTGTTCGCGCTTTTCAGGCCCGCTTTGAGTGCATCATCTTTCGCGGATATTTCGACAAAGGTTTCGAGGAGTTTCAATCCTTGCCCCTTTCGAGGATTTCGCGGAAAATTAGATTCACCTTTTCAAACGTCCGCTTTTTTTCCCGCACCCTGTAAAGTTCCATCACGTAGTTTACCGCGTTGTAATCAAGCCCCACTACATCCCCCATCCCAATGGTCACCACCTGAGAACTCACTATATTGAATATCCTTACCGCCTCTTCATTCGCGGGGATAGGGATCTTCCGGCATTTCTCGCAAGGAGCCTCCCGCCCCTCAATCACATACGCCCCCCGGCAGGAGTCGCCGCATACCGGCCCCATTTCAACCAGCCACGCGGCGACATCCATCAGTTTTTTCTTTCGATCTCCTCGCGCGTTCCTTCAAGTTCATTGAGGTGATTCAGGTTATCCCGCACAATTTTCGCAAAAGACGGCGATCCCCGCATGAGTTTGGCTTTCATTTCCGCCGTACAGGGTAGCGGTTTCCCGTCCGCCGTCTTGATTCCCTCCCATTCGAGGATGATATTATCCCATGTGAGTTCAAGGTTTTTGTTTTCGTTCACGTCCTCAACCTCGAACCGCTGCCCGTGCTTGTATTCCAGCCGCTTTTTCGTGACGGCTTCCGATATGGACAACGCGGTTTCCAGCGACAGAATACGGAGGCAGATCCGCCCGCCGTCGGGTAAGTCGAACCACGTTCCCGGATTGAGGTTTTCGAGATCGAATATCATAACGCCCCCTGAATGGTTATCACGCCCATGCGGTCGTGCGCGTTATGAGTGTCAGCGCGCCGCACCCCTCGAACTTGAATGTCTGCCTCACTATGTCGTTCACTTCCGTCTTGACGGTCCCGGTTTTGACGTGGGAAAGCCCCTCATAGTAATACGCGGGGTCGCCGCCGGACGGGTCGGCGACATATTTCAGGAAGAACCGTACCCACCGGGGAGAACCGACGGCATCCCCACCCCACACATCGTTATCGTCTTGCCAGTTCCGCTCCCCGGTCGCGTTCCATCCGGTTCCTCCGAGAACATGCGCTTTCACCCCGGCGTCCTCAAAATCCGTTGCCTCGACGGTATCCGCATCTTTTGAGAGTTCCCATGAATGGAACCCGGCGACGGCGGTCCCCGACGGCTGCAAATAGACGGTCACGAGCGCACCGGCGGCCTCGGTATTCACCGGCGGAGTACCTGTAAGTGTGAGCGCGCCAACAGCGACACCGCCACCCGCGATTGTAAAGTTGGTGTTGTTGTCCGCCGATCCGATAACGGTTATTTTCTGCCCGGCGACAAAGCCCGCCGCTACAAGCCCGTTCGCGGAGTCCCGTATCTGTGAAGTGACGTTATCAAAGGATATCGTCACCCCACGAATCAGTGCCGTGGAGTTGTAAATCCCCCCGGTCTTGCCATGTATTTCAGCCATCATTTACCCTCTCTGTTATAACGAGGGGAGTTACCCCCTTCAATTCATATCGTTTGGTATCAAGGGCGTCCACTTTCACCCCCTCAACGACCCACGCGACGAAAGCCTTCCCTGCGAATTCGCACCCCGTAGAAGACTCGGTCAATACCACATCGACAATATCCCCAGGCTTGATAGTATCGACAGGATCGCGATACGCCTCAATGGTGGCCGTCCATTCGCTCTTATCGTTTCGGCACAATTGCCAGTAAAACGTGCCCGCGAAAAGCCCGGTCATTTTCGCATTACCGCCCCGCCCGTGTAAGGTAGTCATACTGCCCCCGTTTACAACGTGATGGTGAGTGCGCCGGTTCCCTGAAACTTGTATGAAACCCGGTTGATGTCGTCCTTCGTCACCTTGACGGTTTCATTCGTGAGAATGGCCGACCCCGCATACGTGTCGCCCGAAGCCGCCGTGAGCGTGAGCGAAGCCGCCGCGTCTCCCGCATGCGCCGTATTCGCGGCATCCCAATTTGCCTCCATCGAACCGCTCCAGCCCTTGCCGCCGAGGACGTAAGTCTTCACTCCCGCATCCGCGAAGTCCGTGCTTTCCACGGTGTCCGCGTCGTAGGATATTTCCCATGAATGCACCCCAGCCGTCAAGCCTGACAGGGTGATGCTTCCGCTCTTTCCGTGTGCTTCCGCCATTTTATGGCCTCCTTCCGATGTTAGTTTTTCTGCATTTCGATTTCATACCGAACGACATACTGCCACACCCGCGAATCCTCGGCCTCATTAAAAAAACTTTGGTTAAACACCCGCCTCATAATTACATGCGTATATCCTGTTATCGTGAGCGCACAGTAGTCAAATGCCGTCGAGAGTTTGTCAAAAATGTCGTCAACCGTGTCATCAGATGCCGTATCGCTGTATATATTAAACTGTATCGTATGGTTTTCAATCCGCGCCCCGAACGTGTCTCTCGGTCGCCCGTCCGTGTTGTGCATGACCGTGAAGGGATATTTCACGTTTTGGGGAACAGTCTCCCGATGAAGGCCCCCCGTATTCGCCGCTTTCAACGCAGTAGAGGCGGCGTATTTTGTCATTATCGCATCAAAAAGGACTTTCATCCGGCGGCCCCTTACTGCTCGAGCGTGATTGTCGTTCCCATCGGTTTCCCGAACTCATACCGGATATGGGGAAGCGCGGCGTCAAACGCTATCTGGAAAAAGTTGTTCGGCGGCATGACCCCGGTATTCCGATTTTTGCCATATAGTTTCATTACTTTCCCAATCTTTTTCTTCCGCCCCGTCCAGCGTTCAACGGTTCCCAGTATCACAATGTGCGGATACCATGCCTTCTTGTTCCCGGCGATAATCCGCACCATGCGCTCCGCCGGGTATCTCCGCACCCGGATGCTTTTCTGGAGTGCGCCCGTCCGCACCGGACAATCCTGTTTCGCCAAGTCGCGGACAAGGTCGCCGACCCGGTTCAGTTTTTCGTTCGTTGCCGCATGAACCGCAATCATTACCTTGTCGTAATAATCCCTGTCGTGTGTTCCGCCCCCGACACTCATGTTCTCTCCGCGCACATCAAAATGAGCCAACGGTTTGCTTCCATCGAATTGATAACGGACTGTATCTCAAACGTCCGGTTGCCGAATACCACGCGGGTAAGGGCCGTCACGTCCGCCCGGTATCGGATCGTAATTTCGTGAGTCGTTTCCGCCTGCACCTGTTGAGCCGCGAAATACTCCCGGCCTTTGAGCGGCTTGATTGCCGCGTACACTGTCGCGAGCGTGCTCCACGTTTCGGCGGTTGAGCCGCTTGAATCCTGCGCGAGCGCCGCCCTTTGAATCGTGACCCGGTGTTTCAATTCCCCGATGCTCATGCGCCCGGCCCCCAATCGCGGTGATTCATCACCAGCGCGTCATACCCCATCGGAACCGGGAACGCCTGGTCTCGCATGGAAACCAGTTCCGGGTGCTCATACAGGTGAGCCGCCAACAGTTTCACGGCGGCTTTCAATTCATACGGAACCGCCGCCGCATTCGCGTATCCTGCCGTGAACCGCACGATAACCGCGTTTATTTCGCGGAGTTCGGCGGTCGGCCACGAATACCCGGATTTCAGTTTCAACCGCGCATAGAATGAAACAAAGTCCGTGTAATACGAGGCCGAACTGTACGTCGTTTCCACCGCGTCCGTATCCGTGTACTTGATACTTCCGATTGCCGTACACCGGGGCTTGGGAACCGTGAGCAGGTCTGATGCCGGGAAGTCATCAAGGTATCCGTCGTAGATTTTCGACACGAGCGGCCCGCAAATGTTCTCGGTGAATTCGGTCGCCGCCGCGAGACAGGCGGTTATCTGGTCGTCATCCGCTGCGTAGGGCGCGTATTTCAGAATGTCAACCGAGAAATCACAGTTCGCCGTCCCCACCGTGCATACCACGCGGATGTACTGTTTCCCACCGGTATACTGCTTCTCCTGAACCGCGTTATCGTTCGCGGTCGTGACTTGCGTGAACGCGCCGCCCGTAACATTCGTGTAATTCGCGCTCACGTCGGTATCGGACTCCTGAATCTTGACATCGACGGTTCCGCCCGTGAGATTCGTTCCCGAATTGAGTTGCACCAGCACATCATACCCGGACACGTCGAAAGCCGTCCCCACAAGCGTATACGAGGCCGCCGGAACGTGCGCGCCGGGAACGATGGACTGAACCGTTGTCAGGTTATCCGCGAGCGTCCCGGATGTGAGCCGCAGATGGTTTTTAAGTTCGGCGAGACTCACCGGATATGCGGCGGCGGCTGTCACAAGCGAATAGCGCATGTTTCTTACCTTCCCCGTTTCGTCCAGAGGTAGATTACGGTGGCGGTTCCGCCGTTTTCGGAAATGAGATTGTACCGGAGCGAATCCAGCCCGGAACAGTAGACATAGTTGAACAAACTGTCTTTCACGGCGGCGCACCGGATCGAATCAACGCCGCACAGTGAAAACCAGTTTGACGTTCCAACCTTGCCCTGAAGGAGGTGCGAAAGACTCGTGCTAATGGCGTTCGTCCGCCATGCGATTGTGGCGTTGGCGAATCCTTTGACGGAGTATGCTTTCACGCCGGGCGCGGTCAGGGAGTCAAGCGCCGTTACCGGGCCGTCCGTTTTGAGATTCCAGTCCGAGCCGTCGTAGATGTATTGCAGGCTCGTATTCGTTTCCGTGAAGGTATCGCCCGGCTTCACCCCCACCGTCGGCTTTGAATCGGATGAAAGCCCGGTATGAGACGCGCCCGGCTCCTGCCTGCTTCTTACCGTCGCGCTCACCGCCGCCGCAAAGAGGACGGCGATGAGGAGTGCCGCGAATATTTTCTTCATTGCCGTCCTCCTCCGTTAATACGGCGTCCAAGTTCCGAGAGAGAATACCATGAGCCAGCGGGTCGTGTCGTATGCGATGATTTTGACGGTTCCCGCGTCCGTAGCGATTGTTTTCCAAGCCGCGCCCGCGCTCGTTATGAGCGAATCACCGGATGCAGTTGTCACGAGGACGGAATCCGCGTCGGCCCCCATAATCTCGTATACGAGGCCCACCGCTGCTCCCGGCAATGTCAAAGTCGTTTTCGCCGCAACCGGGCGGGCGACATACGTTGTCCCGGACGTGTACGCCATGAGCGTGGAATCGCCAAGTACAACCTGCGTTCGCGCCG